AAAAAAACATATCCGAAAGGATTTTTTTCTTTCCTTTATAAAATTGAAGTATTTTTAATATTTGTACTATTAAGTACTCTCCGCCAACACACTCTTTATCATGTTCAAAAAGACCACTTATTTCACTATTCTCTCCACCCTCCTCCTGTTTATGACTTTTGTCATCCGGGTAAAAGGGGAAGACGACGATGACGACCTCCTGGGCGAACTTGCCACAGATATTATCGTGGGTGTTGCCATGTCGGTCTGCGAGCAGTACGCAACCTGCCAAGCCTTTATGTTTACACTTGGGATAATCTTCCTCTTCGTCGCCCTTTGCGGCTGCATGCTCGGCGAGCTCTCCTGCGAAGACTATTGTACCAGGCGAAATGCTCGGAGATCCTTTACTACCGGCGTAGGTTATGGTATAGGAAAGAGTTTCCTACGCTAGTTTTAGCTGTTAATTCTCATCTCATCTATAAAATTTTTAATTACTAATAATTGTAATTAAAAAAATTTTTATAATACCCCCTGCGGGACTTGAACCCGCAACCTCCCGATTAGAAGTCGGACGCGCTATCCATTGCGCCAAGGGGGCAGAGTGTGTTGATTTCCTGGTTTGCTCGGATGCGCATCCTTTGCGCCTATCTGGCTTCTGCAGTGCTGGTATCGATCCAGCTACCTTCCGTTTATAATGCGTTATTTGCTGTAGGAAATCTGATGGGTTTTGGGCCGCTGGGGGAATCGAACCCCCGACCTCTCGCACCCAAAGCGAGAATCATACCACTAGACCAAGCGGCCTAAATGTCATTTTCAATTTAACAGGTAGGATTTGAACCTACGCATAAGGGAGCTTAAGTCCCACGCCCGTCCCAATTAGGCATCTGCGATTTTGCTGTTTGAAAATAGGTGTGGTTTTTTTATTAGTACATATTAATGGGATTAAATTTTGCGGACCAATATAGTTTATTACATTTTGCCGTGGGCGTTGTTTTATATTTTTGGAATATTCCATTTTTTATTGCTATTATTTTACACACTATATTTGAAATGCTAGAGAACACTGAAATGGGTATGAAATTTATAAATACATATATTATTCATCCGGGATTATTTAGTTGGCCTGGTGGAAAAGATTATGCAGATTCCTTTCTAAATAATGTTGGTGACACAATCTTTTTTGCTATTGGCTGGATCTTATCTGCATATTTAGATGTGACGGGAACGAAACAAGGTTGGTATAAATCTTAGTGGAGAATCTGGGTATCGATCCCAGTGCCTCTCGCATGCAAAGCGAGCGCTCTACCATTTGAGCTAATCCCCCTCTGACGACAGCAGCAGGATTTGAACCTGCGCGGGCAGAGCCCAGTAGATTTCAAGTCTACCTCCTTAACCACTCGGACATGCTGTCTTTAGCCTCCATCCGGAGTCGAACCGGAGACCTTTGCATTACAAGTGCAATGCTCTACCAACTGAGCTATAAAGGCAAAAATGGAGGTCCTATTGGGACTTGAACCCAAATCAACAGCTTCAAAGGCTGCTGTGCTAACCACTTACACCATAGGACCAGATACTAGGACTGGGATTCGAACCCAGGAAGCATTACGCAGCAGAACTTAAGTCTGCCCCCTTTGACCAGACTCGGGAACCCTAGTGTAAGTTGTGGGAAACATTATCTTAACTATGATAGTAGTGAATTGCTGTTCGTTTCCTGTTTGTGGTGTTCTTTATAATCTCTTAATGATTTAAATATCGCTGTGAGAACACATAAATGCTCAACGCGGGCTTTGATCCCGCGACCTTCGGCTCATAAGACCGATGCTCTACCAACTGAGCTAGCTGAGCAGATTTTGTGGGGACCATATATTCTTATGATTTTTTGGTTGCTGTTTTGGTCCACCGCTACTATTATAAATGGTTATGGGATAATCAATTTTTTGAATTTTTGATAGGATCTTCCTCCCATCTTTTACTTACACTATACATAGTACAGTTAGGTTTAAGCTGTTTGCTATTCTTAATTAATTAAATATAAAATACTAACGATACATTATATTAAATATATATAATGGAACATGAATGTCTTATTTGTTTTGAACCCATTACTATAAAAGATAAAACTGCTACCTGCGCCGGCTGCATGACCGTTGTTCATGCTAAATGCTATAATGAGTGGTATCATAAAAAAAATACCAATTGTATACAATGTATTTATTGTCAAGAGATTAATACGATGGTTTATTATGCACCTCCGACTGCTTTTCAGAAATTTTGCAACAAAATCTATAAATTCTTCAAATTAAATTGAATACTAATCTAGTTTTCTAATAACACGTTAGTATTCAATATGAATAATTCCGCTCACGCTAAAAAGCGCGCATTTACCACCTTCCTCTTATGTCGTCACCGCATGACAAATAAGGGATTGGTTTGTCATATTCCCATTGAAATCCTCCATGATACTGTTTGGGAGTATTTAACATTGCCACATGAGCGCATATGGGGCAAGAATGGTGAATGGGTTAAAAAATATAACTCCGTCCTTTTGGATCTTCCGCGTCCACAGATTTATCCAGGTCCTCGCATTCTTCATAGTTTCGGTTTGCACTCTCGTCACGATATAATTAATTTTGATGGTATTAATGTACCCGCAATTCGGCAATTATCTCTGGTCAAATTTATATACACGTTGCGCCATGCCAAAAATCCTGATTCTTATATCACTATCCATGTATATACCACTATGGATGCGCCTTCGTCAAATGATGAAAAACACCATCGTGCCTATTCACTTCACCGTATTAAATATTTGCGGAAACGATATTTGGAAGGAGTCTCCGCGGTTGATGCTATAAAGGATAAAACTAATATCTCTCAAACAAACTAGCTAAATAACTTATGAATACAAATATAAATGTGACAAGTATCGTCAGTCCATCCGACTTTTCTCTTATCGCTGTGATGTTATAGTTGGTATGTTCCATGATGAAGGTTGTGATGGTGCAATACTAATTACTTGATAATAAATTTTTACTTCAATTTATTACCATAAATACTTCATGCGAAACTTATGCCAAGGCGAATTCTTTATTCCCTCTTTTATTTCCTTTTTAAGTTTTTTGATGACATCGTTTTTACATCGTCCGTGATCCCTGTATGTCATTGTATCTTTTCCTACATCTTTGTCTTTCTTGTTAAAACCTAGAAAGAAGTCTATAAAATTAAATTTATCTTTTCTTTTATTCATTTCCTTTAATAATTCAATTCCAAATCTCCAAAATGTGATACTTAGGAATAATACCACAATTATACTTTCCAAAGTACTATACATACTTATCTTTTTATCTGCTAAATATTGATTACTCTGGTTAATTGTTTTTTTCCAATAATCTCTTTGTAAATCAATTGCATATATTACTGTACCTAATAACATTACTGCTCCCCAATATGTCATCGGTCCTGGCCAAAATGGGGTATCAAAAAATAGCCATGTATCTCCAATCTTGGCTACAATATTTAATAAAATCCATGTTAAAAACGCTCCCAAAATACTCCATCCTGTCCACGTTGCTTCTGAACTTGCACCCGAACCCTCGGCATTCACAATCCAAATATTTATTAAAATTACTAAAAAAATAACAAACTGTGATACCCATAGCCAAGAGGTTTCAACATATGTACCTTTACACCCAAATGTACCTTTAAAAATGCTACGCGCCGCACCAATTGTTATTGCCATTATAACGATTGCCATCTTCATTACAATTGTCGTATTTTCAACAAGTGGAGAGAAATCCTTTTCTTTATTTGGACCTCGCTCCCAGTACAACATTCCTCGTTCCGTTGATTCTACTATTTCATCACCGTCGCGATCTCTATTTGCCGAGGGTGCCCATATCACTGGTATTCTTTTCCCCGTTACCATTGAACTATAATATTGTTTTCTTGGATTTATCGGATCGGCTTTTTGATTCATGTTTATAATATTTGCACATTATTTTCTAACTTATGCCACCCGAATCCATCGAAGCATTTCTATACTCATTTTTAAAAATTTTCCATATTTTTCCTGCGGTTTGCTTATATATCATAAAATACCCTAATGTAATGACTGCAACAGAAATTAATAATCCTTGAATAACTTTATATAAAACAGATGCATTGGAGGTATATGGTTGCATCCTTGCTAGCTTAACTTCCCTGCCTATTTTTCTTAACATTTTATTATCGCATTTCTCTATTTTACCCGTCTTCTTGTCACCCATTGGCACTCCAAAAAAGAACGCAAGGAATGAAAAATATTTCCCATGTATTTCTTTGGATTGAATTAATGCTTTTCCAAATCCTAATGCGATTAATAAAAGTGTGATTCCAATGATAATCAGTTCTGTAAATTTAATCTTATCTATTGCCCCCGCATTTAAGAATACTGCATTTTCTGCCATGTAATATCTACGCATATCGTCCAAAATAACAATGGAAACCAGTGGTAAACATATAATTGCAAAATATGTCATAGGTCCTGGCCAATACCATGGATTTTTCGCCCACCAAACGTCTCCTAATCGCGCAACAACGTTGTAGAATAATAAACATGCTACCGATATTATCAATTGTTGCAGTGGGTCTGTTAGCTTAGATACAGTATCCGCTCCTAAATTAATGATAAAATAAATTATAAAAAATATCACCATCTGTTTGTTGTACCAGAACCGCGAGGACATTAAATATTGCGTTTTACAGCCTAACGGAGAGAATCCAATCCCATCTAATAAAAATAATGTTATTATTACGAGTGCTTTTAAAATAGGTACTATATTTGCTGCTATTAATCTGTAAACTGGAGGTTTATGCCCTGGTTGTTCTCCCTGTACGGGAAGGGTGGGAACATTTGTTATAGCTTCATCTTCTTCTTCTCTAACCAGTATATTTGATTTATCTACTTCTTGGATGTTTACCGCTTGTTCCATTATATATTACCGAAGAAGTTTTCTTACCAATGTTTTGTCCAATCTTCTCTGGCTTCGTCTATTTTCTCCGGCAAAAGCGTATACATTCTCAATATCGTTTCTTTATGTTCAGTCGGTTGACATAGTCTCATATCTTTTGCGTCTAAGGAAAATATCTTACCATCCCACGCCTCATATGGTACATTCATTAGGGGATTCTCATCGTTATTTGATAACCCAATAGTAAATTTGTCAATAATAAGTTCCAGTACTCTTCTAGGGTAGGTACAATCATCGTCTCTTGATTCGTCTATTCGTTTTTCTCCCACTAGAACAGGGATTTTCTTTCTCGCGATTTTCTCCTGTATATCTCTAAACTCGCTGTGAAGGCGACAGGTTACAATGGAGTCTGTTAAATCCATGAAATTTTCTATCTTTGACCGCGCCGCTTTTAAAATTTCAACAATTAAATATTCATACGCTTTGACTGTATGATGGGTACAGACATGTTTATGAAGGCGGTATCTCGCTGCAAATAGCTGGAATATTTCATCCTGAAGTTTGGCTGGCCAGACTATAGTGTCCAAATTACGACGTGGACACTGTCTTACTTTACACATCGTCAGCAATCTTGACCATTCTCCTCCAAAACCCAACCCTGTATGAAAACAATCGCGTTGGATATAATCTATCTTATCAACATCAATATCGCATACCTTATTTGCTACGATCTGATAATACCATAGATACTTTAAATCAGACTCCGGAGGCACGATCATCAGTTTCAAAATAGTTAATTCATCTTCTGTAATCGGCAACTTATATTTGGGCACCATTTCCGTTAGTATAGCGATCCCTCGCTCTTCATGTTCTGGTTCATCATGTGGCTTCACATGATGATCGTATAAATGACTATATGGTCCGTGTCCTATGTCATGGACTAGACCTGCAATACAGCATAATTCTACAAAGCGTTCTCGTTTCATCCAGTATCCACTTTTCTCTTCTAATTTTGTTTGAATGTTAATAAACTCGCTCGTACAAAGTGCATTTGCCATAATTCCTGCTAGATGGCTTACTCCCAGACTATGCTCTGATCTTTTATGTACCGCGGAAGGGTATACATAATAGGCTGCGCCCAGTTGGTGCAGGTCGTATAGACGAGCAAATTCCCAAGTATACATTATTTCTTGCATAAGTGGGGAAAGTTGTATGAACCCATGAATGGGATCAAATATTTGTTTGGCTTTTCTTTGTTGAGACATGCTGAAGTACTGTCTTTTATACATAATAAGTTAACATCAATTTTATAACCTTAGCATTTTTTTCCCTGTTGTTAAATTCATACTTACTTCGCCGCCAATACCCATTGTTTCAAATTCATCCATTTCTCTCCAAAAACCCTTTTTTCCATTTAATCTTACCCATTTACGCTTATCACGCGACGCGACCAATCGCAACATTGGTAGCATAATTTCTTTAATAAATACCCCTTCTGCTTCTCCCCATATATAAAAATAATCTGTTAACGACTGTGACGGTGCACGTTTACCTTTAAAAAGTACATCTTTATAATCTTTTAATAATAATGGTGCCATTTTTATGACTCTTTCCATTACTTCTATTTTTTCACGCTCCGCATGTTTACTTTCATATGGCATCCCACGCTCTTGCAATAGCTGTGGACGAATAATCTGTAAATTAAATACTGTATCTTGAAAGATCCTTCGAAAACTTGTACAGCGTGTGTACCAGTAACCATCGCTAATGGAGAAAAAAAGTTTATTATTTTTTAAGCTGCGAGTATCCTTGAATAAACAATTTCTCACATCCTCTTGTCTAACATACATATACTTACTTCTTCGCTGCTATTTTTATATATTTTTAGTTAATGTTTGATTTTATTCGTTTGAAGGGAATTCTAGCAGTTGATTTCC